CTCATGCACTCGTTCTCTCGCTTCTTTTATAGTGGGAAGAAATTCGTCTCTATTTTTATAGTCAATTAGAGTCCTTCTATCCATTCCTAAACGTCTTGCAAGTCCGCTCATAGTATATGGAGCAGGATTAAGTACCAATTTCTCGGCTTTTTCTTTGTCATCCCATATTCTCATCGTTCTATTGTCACACCAATCAAAATATTCATCAATTACTTTTTGCATTTCTTCTGGTGTTTTAAATATTAATGGTCTACCTACAGGATTTGTCATATCTTCCTTAATTGTACGTATCTTGTCTTATTTGATGTTTCAACTGTCCTTCTTATGTAACCTAATTTTAGCAGACCATTCAAGGCATTTACAACTGTCGGGCTTTTTTCGCCCTTCTCTTTCATTTCTTCCAGTATCTTCTTTTGTGAAATTGGCGATTTTTCAGTATGAACCCAATAATCAATGTATCTCATTATCTTGGAAATCCCAAAAGGCGTACTCCACTTAGAGGCAAAGCATCCTCTTTCCCTATCGTAAACCAATAACTCTTTTCTTAGAGGGAAGGAAAGAATGTATTTATTGTCCAAATAGCAAGCATTGGCAGTTGTGTAGTCATCATCGTTTAACATATCAAGGTAGGGGCGCATTCTTGCACTTACTTCGTTGGTTCTTATAATGTTTAAGAAATTAGGTTCATATCCTGTTACATAAATTCCATCTCTTCCAAAATAGAAAGTATCATTCTCTACTGTGGCTATAGTGTCTTGGGAAGAACAACCTACTGCTGTTGAAATTGGTAGGTATTGGGGGTCAAGAACTACGAAGTTGCCTATATTGACTGTTGAAAGCTCAACTAAATAGGAAGCTCTTTCTTTGTAAACCACAATTCTGTCTGCAATGGGTTGAACTGCGAGTCCAGTTATGTTATCTCCCGAGTCCGGATCAATGTAAATATATCCTCCCCCAAATACCCAAGAAAACTTCGTGTGGTTAGGATATCTACCCGAAATCATCATCTTATTGGGGTCGTCTCCCGAAACACACAAGAGTCTATCTTTGTACTTGATAACAAACTTAGACTTCACCCCACCCGTTGAATTGGCCAAAGGAGGCTCTATGCTTTCACTGGCTGGCTCTCCCCTATCCACATAGTTGGTTACATCCCCCGCAGTAGAAGCCAAGAATGTCTCATCTCCTTGGCTTCCCCTATAAACCTCAAAACCCCTTAGGGTAGCTGCTGAGGGCGCTGTCCAAAACAAATGGTATTCCGTATCAGAGAGAATACTTGGTGCATCAGTGGCTACATAGCTTGTAGTAGCTGTAGTTTGACCTCCATTTTCCCCCACTGCTAGGACTCTCCAACTTACCCTATTAGTTCCTGTAACTCCCGAGAAATTGGTTGCCGCAAATCCCGTAGGGGAAGAGATGGTTGCAAATACCGATAAATCTGTTCCATCGTATTCGGTAAAACTTACATCCTCACTTACTATATAAGTCTTACCTCCCAACTGCTCCATGTGAACCGTAGAACCCGATGGCCAAGACTGCCCAGTGATTGTAGTTGAGCTGGTTCCGTTCTTCTTTTCAAGATAACCTTCATCAACTAGCGCAAGTAGTTCATTGGTAGCCCCGGTATTGTCCTTATAAGTCCCCATTCCTCTTATTGTTCCAGTCGCACCCGCAAGAAAGTATTGAACCGTTCCCCACCTACCCGTTGGAGTGCCTTTACCAACTAAAATTATATTATCCGCTTGGGCCATTTCCTCGTTATCAAGCTCGGTTGGCCTAAGAAGTAAATTGAAGCCTTTTCTAAAAGAATTCCACTCACTATTTATACTAGCTTTGGGTTTGAATTTGGGACGTGTTAGGTTGAAAATGCTCATTCATTTAGGCTAAATCTTTTAATGGGTTTGTAAAAGTCGACCTTGTGCTTCTCCCTTGCCCTGATGAAGATTTCATCTCTCTACCCATCATATTGGCCAGTTGCTGTTCGGCTTTTTGGTCGGCTATCGGGAATCTCTCGTCATTCCTTGAATAAAGAACATAGCTCTCTACCTTTCTTGCGACTACCTGTGGGTCGGAAAGCTCACAAACGTCAGTTAAGGTA